CGCTTGAGTTCCCATAACTCCACGGAATACAGTAACGGTAGCATCACCAGTAACTGTAGTGGACTTAATCCTCATCATCTCATTATCTACTACTAGATAATCACCAATTCTAAGGTCAAGATTACCCAAGTTAAGGTCTTGAATAGAAATTGTAGGAGTAGTTGAGTTGGATACTGCACCCGCAAGAGTAGTTGTAATTCCAGCATATCGTGGAACCATACGACCACTTACATTCTCATTATCTACAGTAACAACACCACCATTAGCAGCAAATCCTTCACGATATGCATACATCGTTCCAGACTTAGTTGGACTAACAGTGCCAGCACCCATATTAACAGCAAAGGATTTTAATCCAATATCCTTTGTGATTACAAACTTACCATTATATTGTGTCTGACCTGCACCAACAAACTCTACTCTCTCATCAACTTCTAAACCATGATTACCATTGGTGGTTACAGTAGCAATACCAGATGTATAATCATAAGTTAAGGTATCAATAGAAACTGATTCGCCAGTTAGATGCATAAATGCATTGGCAGTCAATGTCTTACCAACACCAGCATTACCCATCGTTGCAATACCAGACACACTGGACGCAGATGCTACCGTAACACTTGATGCTTGACCAACTACAACATCAGTAATTCTATAAAGTTGATTGTATCCATCATAAGACTCTGAAGATACACCAGAAATCCTAACTGTGTCACCAACATTACTATAAATCTTCTGAACAGAAAGAACACCTTGAACAAATCCTGCTGTAGTGGCAACACCAACTACATTCATAGTATTACCTATACCATAGGCACTACCACCGTCCATGATCTGAACACCAGTAATTGTTCCACTACCATTAACAGTTAGTTTTGCAGTTGCACCTTGACCTGTAGTAGAAGTTCCAATACCAACTAAACGTGCATTATAAACATCTCCTGCAGTTCCAGAACCATATCCAGCACCACCTGAATCAATACCAACCTTAACAACTCTGTTTAATCCATGCTCAAGAGTTGTAGTAATTGTATGAGCAGTTCCAGTATGAGAAACAAGATTGGTAATACCTATACCAATATCAGTATCATTAATATACTTATTGATAGTTTCCTTAGTAACACTATTCTGAGTATTATCAACAACAACCTTACCGATTGTATCAGGAACAGCAAAAGATGTTGTCTCTGGTGGGTCAGATTGTGGAGTATCTCTATTAGTTTGTGGGAAGAGTTGTGTTAATGGTTGAGAGAAACTTTCTTCCTTAAATGGAGTAACCGTTGGTTTGTTAGATGCATTAACTACAGTTAAGTAGTAAACACCATCTTGCTTTCCTGCAATATAATCCTGAGATTCCTTAGCACTATAAACATAGTAAACATTTTCATATCTCTTTCTCTTAAAGTATGGAAGAGCAGTTGTTCTTGCGGAAGTATCATTACTAAATGTTCCTGGGTCAGTTGTTAAACCAACAGAGAATGTCTTGTTACTACTAATACCTACAACATTATAATATCTGTTGAATCCAGTTCCTGCAGTACCAGTTGTATTCTTCGTGCTCTTAACATTAACTAACTCAACTCCAGAACCTACAGATAAGTTATGAGGAAGTTCTGTTGTTACGTTTACAAAAGTATTGTCCCAATTAGCATCAGAAATGAAACTAAAGTTTCTTTGTTGGTTTACGTTGGCAAGTGAACCACTACCATAGTATGTAAGAACCTCTGCATCAGTTCCACCAATACCAGTATTAGACTCCTGAATAATATATCCATCTAAAGGAGGACGAGCAACAGTAATTCCACTAGCAGCAGGAACTACATATCTCATTCTATAGATAGTATCCTCTGCATTTCTATTATCTGTCTTTCTCTTTATAAATGTTCTTGTTGTTGCTTCTCCAAGTCCAGTTGAACCAAGTCCAACAATTCTAGGATAAAGAGTATTCTCTGTAGCAGCAGTAGCAACATTAACATACCACTGGGAATTACCAGAACTCCACTGAATTGGGTGTCCCTTATCACCAGGAAGTTTATCAGATACTCTACTAATAACTTTTAGAAGACCACCTTTGTTGTTAACAGCAATTGGAATATCATTCAGTGCTTCGTTTAATGTCTTAGCAAGTTTAATATTAGTATTAGTTGCAATACCAGCACCAATTGTAACCGCATAGTAAACAACATTAGATTCTACACCATCAGGAACCTGTCCATCATTACTGATGATACGAACAGACTCACCATTAATAAAGGAGTGTGGATCAGTAAATGTAATAACCTTATCATTACCACCAGCACTATTAGAACCAATACTATTAATACCAGTAGCACTTTGTTTAACCGTAAATATCTTTTCTGCAGTAAGCTGAGTTAAATCTTCTCCACTAGTGGCTTTCCAACCATCCATCACAATCCGAGAAGTGTATTCTGTAACAGAACCAGCATAAGATACAAGAGCTCTTAATTGATCACTCTCTCTTGCACCAACTCTATATCCTTCAAGGACATTCTCAGGTTTAACTGCTTGGTTACTCTGATTATAAAGATATAAGTTAGCAGTAGATCCTATACCAGCAGAAACTGAATTAAGAGTAGTATTAACATCAATTGCTTCAAATTCAATAGCACTTTCTGCTAGAGGAACTTCTTTAGGTGGAATAATATGAGTGATATATCCTACATCATCCTGTGTATATGCATCGGGTCTAAATCCTTTTGATGTTAATGCTTTAGCACCAAAGTTAGAGTTTGAGTTGGTTAAACTCATATCTCCACCATTTGTTGTCAAGAAATGCTGTGCATAACCAATAGCAAAGCAAGAAACTGCCTGACAAACACCATTATTAGAAATCTTAAGGTGGAAGTTTTCGTAAGATGGTCTATAAACTGCGTGTGAGTTAGTACTTAAATTAGCAACAGTTAGACTAGTATCATAGTTACCAGAAGGAATATCATCTGTGTTAAATCTTACAAATGCATTATTATCCTTCTGAAGTCCAATACCTGTAAACTGGGCAACAACCATCGATTTAAATCCAGTTGCCTTATTACCATCAACCTCCATACCACACATACCATAAACTGATCTGAGTGATACGTTAAAGACGTATGGAGATGATCCTGTTACTGTATCTGATGAAAGGGTTAGAGTAGCACCAGTTGCTGTTGGAGCAGCAGTAGTAGGAGTATTCTGAACTGTATACTTTAATATAGTATCACTTGGTCTTTCAGATACAACAAACTTACCATCATAACCAGAAGCAGACACCCCAGAAATACGGAAGGCAGTATCTACATCTAATCCACTAAGAGCACTATCAAGTGTAACAGTAATTGTTGTATCAGCAGTAGTTGCGTCTCCTGCATAAACACTACTAATTCCTACAGATGCACCTCTTGATCCAACAATTCTATATTCATCAACCTTGGGTTGAATATCAATCGAAGTAGATGGATAGTCTGGTTCAATTGCACGACCAGAAGATTGTCCGTATGCAAGACCAACCTTCTCATAATACATGGTAAGGTCAGTTCTATTTGTCGTATAGTTAGTAATAAATTCGTCGTTAATCTTTACTTCATTAACACCATCTGCAAATTCAAATACAGTTAGTTTATTATGAGAGAAATTAGGAACAAATTCGTTAGTAGTATAATCAACAAAACACTTTCCATTTGGATCAGCATCAAATATACTCCACTCTGCTAGATAACATCCACCAGTTAGTCTGAATACACAAGACCTTTCTATATTAGAATTAGTTGGAGAAGGAACATACTTAGGACGTAACTTAGTCTTTCTTACATCAAAACCAACAATAGAAGTTCCACGAGGAACAATTACACCACCGTAGATACTATTAAGTTTATAAAGTTCGTTATTAGCATTCGTTAAGTCAAAACTAGTTGTTAAGTCAAATGGAGGGAAGTCATCAGATGTAGTTCCATTTCTTAATCTAAAATTATTAGTTCCATCTGGTATCCATCCTGGCCTATTATCTATTATATGATCACCTGGATATAATAGTATAGTTGTCTTAGCAAATCTATCGTTATCTAATCCCTTCTGATATGAAAATCTTGACGACTCAACTAAAGCACGTTGAATAGTTTTAAAAGGACGAGTCAGAGAGTTACCCTGATTTTCAATACTATCAGTAGCATCCAAATCATTTGGGTTAACATAGAGAATGTTCCCTCTCGTAGACTTTAAAAAATTCTCTAATCTTGAAAGACCCATCTTACTCGCATTATAGTTCTTGTTATGGATTATTTATCATCACAAGAACCCTCTATTTCTTCAAGGGTTATTGCAATTTTATTCATAGCATCACGAATCTCAGGTTCTTGCCCTGAATGCATATTTAATTCATCATCCACAAATGTCCATCGCCATTGTTTCATTTCTCTGGAGTGCCACAGTCTTATATTAGGCATTAATCTATAGGTACTAGTTCAGGGTTTTCTAACTCCAACTCAAAAACCAAAGGGTTACATTCTTCTTCCATCAAATATGAATATGCCTTATATAGGTCTTCAATTTTCCATCTTCTATTCTCATCAGCTAATGTCACTATTTCCAGATCTTCTTTAGCAATCTCAGGTAACTCATCAAAGGTAAATGGAACATTCTGGATGAAATACATAAAGACAAGTTTTTCCCCATCTTCACTGTCATACCAGCAGTAGCATGTATGTATTAAGTATTTCATTTTCTTATCTATTTCCTCCGACCTATTTATTGTTTAATGTGGATTATAGAGACCCAAATAGTAAACAAATAAACAAATGGTGACAATCATAAAGAAACCAATGAAATAAAACATGATTAAGTAGGATCAACGTAAGATAATGTGTCAACAGGTGCGTGTTCACGAACGTAATTCAATACACTCATAAACTCTTCAGGAGTATCACACTCCACAGTTTTTTTATCCCCCTCATTAGAGTAAATGTGAACCGTTCTTCTCTGCGTGTCCACCACACAACGAGATAAATATTCTTCTTCCATAGAGTGTCCTGCATATCCCATCAGTATAAGGTAGATGGGATCCTTTGTCAAGACGCTGGCCTAGCATACCAGAATGATAAAACAAATCTATCTGTCCCACCCACCTCACTTACATAATGAAGGTGCTGAGAATTAGAGAATATAATTAACTTACCTGGTTCTGGTTTTATTTCTATATCTTCAAAGCAAGTGGATCCACCTGTAAAATCATTATTCAAATAGAGCATGGCAGCAAATACATCTGGTTCATGCACATTATTATCATCAATATGAGGTTTCATAAAACATCCAATAGGCCATCTAACTACCCCAACATATTGTAATTTTATATTATCATCAAAAGTTTTACATCTTGTAGTTACATCATTAATAACACTACTAAAAAGTTCATCCTTTGATTCAGTAAGATGAATAGGATCTACATTACCACCAAGATATTTTGCACCATAGTTTTGATCAAACTTGAACTTTGGTATCTGTGGATTAGCAGTTAAACTTTCATTTGGATCTGAATGAGTTACCCTTTCAACAAAACTATCTTCTTTATCAAATAAATCTATAAAAGATTGGCACAAAGGAGGATCTAAAAAACCCTCCTCAACATAAATCAATTTTCTCATGAAGTAACAATATTTGGAGGACCACTAAAGTTAGGATCTTTATAATCTTTATCTGGATAATCTTCCCAAGTATCTCCTTGATATTCAACAACCAATGGGTTACAATCCTTCCTCTCTCCATATACATGGTAGAAACAATCTATAGGCAACCCACCATTAGATTGAAGATAAATCTTTTGATCATCCCATCTCTTTATAATAATATCTTGATGAGCACCTATTGGTTGAAGTTGAACAGTTATACTTTGAATATGAACTAGACCTTTCCAATAGTTTGGTAAGAATATTTCCTTTCCTCTTCTCAATCTACCTCTAAAGTAAACTCCAACTTCTGGTCCCTCAATACATGCATAACGAAGTCTATTTCCTTCACCCTTAGTAGGATGCTGCATATCAAATGGTTTTGGTGACGCATCTGCAGCAGCAAATCTGGCAGCAAGTCTTCCTTTATTACCACCATCTATATCACCACTAACATATAAATCTCCTTCAATATAACAACTATTAACAGTTTTACCTCCTGTTACATACAATGCATTATCAGTAGCAGGTGTTCCTAATATTTGCGAATTTCCTACCTGAGTTACAGTCCAAGGAAAAAGGAGTGGATTTCCTACCTGAGTTGTATTTCCAGTTATATTAAGAGCCCAAGGAGTTCCTGCATCACCCTCAAGCCTTGTATTACCTTTTACATGAACTGAACGACTTGCTGGAGTACAGTCTTCATCCTCATTCTTAGTTCTTGCTACCATTAATGTAGCAACATTTTTTTCAAAACCTCCAACCTCTTGATTAGGAGCACCCAAAACTACTGGACCTTCCATATGAGCAGATCCATTAATTTTTACATCCCCTTCTTTAATAGCAGGGACATATCCTGTTCCTACTCTTAACTGTCCTCCGACAATTGCATCGTCAAATGTATAAGCCATTTTTAAGTTCCTGTGTCTCCAGATGCTGAACTTGCAACTACATTATTTTTATCTACTACTGGTTGCCCATTGGTTTTAGAGTTTTTTACAGAACAAGCATCTGTAACACCCTTAATTAAAGATCCATATATTGTCAAACAAGTATTAGCAGCTATATCCATAATACCCGTCGTAGTAATTTTTGTCAATACTTTAGAGTCAAAAATTATCTTTTTAGTTTCATGAATAGTAAAAGTTTCTGTAGCAGTGCATTTAATATGACCTTTAGAACCACCCTCACCAACAGCAATCAACTCAATATCAGTCCCTTGCAATCTAATCTTACCGTTAGTAGCAGTTATGCAAATATTTCCATTAATAGCATTAACAACAATAGTATCTTCAGGTTCAGTATTATCCTCCCCTGCCAAAACCTGAAAATTACCAGGACTTATTGATGTTGTCCATCCTTTCCTCTGACCATCAACATCTAAAAATAAACTATGACGACCATCAGGAGTGTCAAGCATTACTCCTGCTGTTACATCTGCTTTCTTATGAATAGAACCAAATTTAATGGATCCTTTATCAGTGCCATATTTAACAGCACTATAATTTTGTTTTGATGTAATAGTAGGATTACTTTCCTTTCCTATATCATCCTTATCTTGAACTCTTGAAAGAGCTTGATTACGTGCTGAACCTTGTGCCATAATTATTAAATAAGATTATTTGGAGTGCCAGGAATGTTAAGTCTTGGATTATTGCTGTTATTATCAGTACCCTGTCTCTGAATTGCAGATGGAGGTGTAGTAACTGTAGCATCAATACTCTCTTGCATTGTATCATAAATCTGAACCAATTTACCAGTAGTTTCATAATATCCAGCATAACGAATACCATCTTTGTAGAAAACAGCACCATAATAAGGTTTACCCTCATAGAATCCTGTGCGTTTCAATCCAACTAAATCAGTTACTTGAATTAATTGTTCAGGTCTAGGAATTTCAATAGGATCTCTCACTATTTTAAATTTAGGTACAAATTGAGCACCAATTCCTGTAGGTGGTTTTCCTCCAGTTGACCTCACGTTAATTTCAGGCCATGTAGTAAATCCACTTGGAGGTAAGCTGCTCGATATAGTTGGAGGTCTACGGTCAGTTTCTTTTGTATCTGGGACTATTTCCTCTGGAGGTGGTGGTTCTGGTGTAATAGGAACATTAACTATTTGACCAAAAGGACCAAACTCAGGTTCAAAACATTGCTCTTCCCCAGTAACAGTATTTTTAATACATACCACATCTCCTGGTCCATAATTAATTCCACCAGTATCAGTTGGAATAATATCAGTCAATTCTAAATTAACAGGATAAGAAGGTGTTGTCTCTCCAGGTGAAATAGGAGGTGTCCATCCATTACCAGGATCATAGATAACCACATCAGTAACAATACCAACTGAAGATATTCTTTTTGGGCATGGAGGTGGAATAACAACAGCAGATATTCCCATAGGATTATCAGTCCAAGGTTTAGCAATTCCTGTTCCTACCTTAGTCTTTTTAGTAATTTTGATCGCAACAACTGCAGGGTTTTGACTAAAAGGTGCTTGAAAATCTAAGTTAGTTAAAATTACTTCTAGTTTTCTCTTTCCTCTTGGAGCATTAAACTGGTGAACTTGTATACCATCTTGAACATAATGCCCTGCTTTACATATTACCTGACTATCAAGTTTAACAATTACTGAATCATCTGCTGCTGCTTTTATATCATAAGTTCCCTTCTCAGGAAAATCAATATTATCCCAAGTAAATGTCCATGTTTTACCATTAAAATTAGCTATATACTCTTCATCAGTTTTCCAAGTAGGAGTAATAAAAGGACCTAGAGGACCACTCGCATAAGTGCTTATCTGAGGACCAGAATAAGAAACTCCATTCTTTGAAGATCCCCCTTGAAGTCCTCCCCCTAAAATAGTTTCAGTTGTATCTTTAGAAGGAATTGTAAATTTACAAAATCTTCCTTGCATATCATAAAACTTTCCTTCAGAAGCAGCACATGTAAGATCTGACCAATCTTCATCAGTCCATTCTTCCATTTGGACAACTTGCTCACCTTTATTTCTTAATTTAATATTTGCATTATTATTCTGATTTTGATCTGCGTTTGGTGGATATATGTAAACATCCTTGGTTACAGTTCCACTATAGCCCGATCTAGTCCAAGTTTTATCACCAACAGAAAATGAATCAATAGCAACATTAGGCGGATGATCCTTCCAACTCATTGTTATAGTTACTCTAACTCTCTTTCCAGCAATACCTCCTGTAACTTTAAATCCCTTACCATCATCAGTAAATTTAACTGTACCGCCAACCGTTTTGGCAATTGTAATTGAAGCATTAGTATCACCACCATGATCATCTTTCAATTTAACAGTTGTTCCATTATTAGTTACATTTATAGGATTATTACGAGGATGTAAACCCTTATATACGACAGGAACATTAGTACTTTTTGCCTTATTACTATTACTAGTAAATACAACATCATATACTTTACCAACTTCCACATTTACAACCTTAGTATCATTAATTTGATTATTTCCATAAGACTTTCCAACAGAATATAGACCTTTTATCTCAATATTATTAGCATATTGAGCATTTGAAGAAGATTTAAATGTAACATCTGCATTTGTAGCTCCTTTAACAACTTTTTTAGTTGAAGATTGTTTTTCTGACCAATCTGCAGTACTAAAAATCTTCTTATCAATAAAAGACCAATTCATTTTTTTATCATTACTCACTTCAATCCTTATTTCATGATCACCTGCTTCTAAGAATTTTTTACCTATAGTAGGAGATAAATTATCAAACTTACTTATATCTGATCCAATAACTTCTTGATTATCAATGAAAATTTTACCGTTAAAATCTACAGCAGCTTTTACTCCATAATATCCTCTAAACTTACAACGAAGAGGCCAAGTATTTGAATAAGAAACTCCAGCACCATCACTATCATCAGTTCCTAAAGGAGGAATAGGAGAAATAGCATAACGATTCATAAATTTAGCCCATCTAGAATTTCTAACTGGATACCAATTATCTAAAGAATTAGCCTTTCTAGTAGTCCACAAAGGATTTTCAGGACACCTACCTTCTTGTTGTGGAGGTGGTTCTTTAAAATAATTTCTACCAGGTAAAGGGGCATCAATAGACATTGCAACACCCATAGGACCCTGATTCCAAGACTTACGAGAAATAATTTCTACATAATTAATGACAAAAGCAGTCTTAATATCAACAGCAAGTGCCATTGGATTTCCTTTTGCCAATGGTTTACCTGGAATCTGTTCCAATTGTGCCTTTAAAGTATAAGTGCCATGTCTAAAATACTGAACCTCATAGGATTTACCTGTTGCTGAACTACCATCTCCACGAATTTTAAATCCATCTTTCTTTATAATAATATCTTCTCTTCCAGGATGACTAAATGTAAGATTAACATTATCATCAACCATAATTTCAACAGAATAATTTCCATCTTCTGGAAATTTAATATTACTCCAAACAATCTCATGAGTTCCTGCATAATCATCCGTAGATGCATTAGGATAATCAGGATAACCCATTATACTTTCACTAACCCTCTCAATTGTGGAAATCGGAGTAACTGCTGTAATTCTAAGATTTCCATTTTCATCATATCCATTATCAATATCATCATCATAACCAATAGTTGTTTTATCAACAGTTACTATTGAACCAGCACCACTGCTAGCTCCAATAGTTTTGACTCGATATTTTTGACCTGCACTAAATTCACCACTACCTTTTTCAGAAGCATATCTTCTATTAGGATCTCTTCTTAAAACAATATCATCACCATTTGTTTTTATTTTAATTTCAGTTAATGCTAAAGAAGATATTCCTGGTCTATCATTTACATTCAACTCAAAGAAAACCTTCACCTTCCCAGTTCCAATCACTTTCATATAATTCTTACCATCTTCCTTCAAGAACTTAACAGTAGGAGGAGGTCCAACTGGTTCAACACGAACGTCTTTCTCCACCTGTTTTTCTATTTTATTAACAGGAGTAGGGTCAAATGGAAGAACACCAAATCGATTTATAAAATTCGCATCTTTACCCGCACCAGGATTAATCTTCCACAACTGTCTATTTGCTTTACTAATCCATTCAAGAGTATTAAAAATAGTAGTAACTCCTTCCTTTCCAGTAGAAGGTGGAGGTGTTGATGAACGATCAAGTGTAAACTTACAAGTGTTACCATTTATATCATAAAACTTTCCTTGAGAAACAGAACATACAACATCATCATAAAAAACCTTTTGATCTTGTACATGAGGAATATCTTCCATCTGAAGAACGGTTTCCCCTTTTGTTCTTAATTTAATATTAGAAGTATTATTATATGTTACATCAGAAGATGATGGTGATAAATCAATAGTATGACTTTGACTTCCCTGATATCCCGATTGAGTCCAAATCTTACCTCCTATCTTAATACTACCAACAGCAACATTAGGTGGATGATCCTTCCAACTTAATGAAAGAGTAGCTTGACCAGATCCCTCAATACTCCTTCCATCAGCACTAAATCGTATAGTTCCTTTTGTAATCACAAAAGAAGCATTGGTATCACCACCATGATCATCTTTCAACGCAAGTCGTGTTCTATTATTAGTTACATTTATAGGATTATTTGAAGGATTTAAACCAGTAAATGCGATTTGTCTACTATTAGAAGCTTGCTTAGATTTATCAATTGCACTACTATCTAACTTTACTTTATATACTCTTCCAAACTCAACAGTTTTTTCAAAACTTTCTTTTACATCCTTACCTTCACCATATGGTTTTTCTACATTAATACCCAAATCAGGAATCTCAAATAAAGCACCAAAAAGACTAGCAGTAGCAATATTAAATTTTACTTTATTAGAAGTTACTTCTTGAACATTTTCAACTACTTTCTTAATCTCTTTATGTTCATAATTTAAAAGAGCTACACTAATCTTATGAACTCCTGCACTTATAAACCTTTTAACCTTTAAAGGTTTTGATAGTGTATGACCTGATGCACCACCTGCTCCTATTTTAATAATTGGAGCAATTTCAGCATTATCAAGAAAAAGATGTGCCTCATTATCAGCTTGAATTCTAAAAGTATACTCCCCCTCCCAAAGAAAATCTTCTTCCCATTCAAAAGTAAATTCTTTTCCTGCAGCATTACTTCCCAACACATTAGATTGAGGAACAGGAGATATTGCCAACCTATTCATAAAATTATTTTTATCATACTCAAAACACTGTCCACCTATTGAAGTTCTTGGGGGATATACAGGTCTTCCTTCTATCTGAACCTTTCTCCATTCAGGTTGCTCCTTCATTCCTTTTTTAATCTTAGAAAGACTCCAACCCTGCTCTTGTAATTTTTTCCAATATTTGAAACCTTCTGGTTCAGCTTGTCTTCCAAATAATTCTAGATAAAGATTTCTAATAGGATCATTTTTAATTGGATTTGCGCCCCATGCCCAATGAAATACATCATATTTTGTTCTAGTTGTTGCATCAGGAGAAACTACTCTAAGAGGTGGATGTTGTCTAGTTGTCCACCATTCCAAAATATTCTTATTTTCTGTATCCCATTTAGTTCCACCACCAGTTTTTATAGATGCTAAAAGTCTTTGATAATTATCAATTCTCTTAGCCATTGGATCTCTTGATGATCCAATATACATTCCTGGATCCCAATCACCTATTACTTTTCCATCAGGACCATAAAGTTTCCCAAATCCTACACCTTCTAATGGAGGAACACATTCATCTAATACATACTCCTCAAAATCATTTTCTGAATCATATTCTTCTATTTGATATTCTGATTCTTCCATTCCAGTCTTAACAAGTGCCAAAGCAACAACACCTGCACCGACTCCACGATCATCTCTAATATCAACAATAGGAGGATATTGATATCCAAATCCTCCATGCACTACATCAACAGCCATTAATGACCCATCAGCACCTACTACAGGATTAGCTTGAACTCCTACACCACCTCCACCATAAAAATCAATTCGTGTGGTATCACGTTCCATTGCTTTACCAGTACTATCATAGATAAAATCCTTACTAAATTTTTGTGTACTACCACCTACAGCAGGAGGAGAAATTCCTAATGAATCATCAATACTCTTACTAGTATTACCTTCTCCATTTAAACCAACAATACCTCCACAACTACCATGTGCTCCTGCATTACCTTTAGGAAGCATCGAATCTGCTTGTAATTCATTAACCTCATTAATATTAAGATATTGTACCTTTTCCCTATTTCTGAATACAAAAGTTGTTCCTGGATTTAATTTGGCGTACTGATTCGCAGCATACAATCCAACATTCTCTACAAATCCTCTATCGGTTGATATATAACCGACTCGGATGTCACATTTAGTTGCTGGGCCAAAAAGATCGAAAGTCATATATTAGTTCTCTATAACAGTTATTTATTAATAAATATTAAACATCAAATTCATCAACTTCAATAACACCACCATCATCTACAAGATTAACATCTGGTGTCGCTTTAGTTGGTTCAGCGAATGCAAGTTGCTCAACCCTTGGAGCTATAGAATTAATATAGTCATCACCAACTAACCCACCATATCCATTTTTAATCCTATCAAGATGCTTATTAGCAGAAACCTCAACTGCTTTTGCGCTAGGCAATGCAGTCTGTGCTTGTGCTCCACCACCTTTACAAAGAGTATAAAAATCAGACACTGCTACATTAGGTTTTTGTTCAAAAGGAAAAGCATTCATTTTAATATTTTCAAAATTAAGTGCAGAAGTCAAACTTCCTTTAATATTTCCCAACTGACTAAACAAATCTGTCATTCCTCCACCAATATCTGCTGTATCACCAAAAGCATCTCTCAAAAATCTATCAATACCACCAATTAAACCATTATTTGTTTCTTCAATTAATTCTTTATTAACAGCTAAAACAGTAGATATAATATCTTCAGAAGTACACATTGGAACTTTAGGTAATGCCTTGGGTTTATCATCATTACCTGTATTATTAGATGCCCTTGCTTCAAATTGTTTTTTCAGATCATCCAATTTTATTACATTCCTAATAATCCCATCTATCAATCCAGAATTACTATTAGTCATTCCATTATATGTTGATAAAAGATTTTGAGTTAATCCATCCTTAACATCAAGAAAATCCATTCTTTTATAAGCAGGTAAAGCAGAAACTGCCTTAGTCATCTCTTTATTCATAGACTTTTCAGTATATTCCATCATCTTATCCATAACAATTTTCATATATTTTGATTGTCTCTTAGAAGACTCTGATATTAACTTTTCTAAATCTGAAGTTCCCTTTGTCATTGACACCGCATCAGTATAACTTTGTAATGCATTCATTGCCTTATCCATATCTTGAACCAAATTATCCATATCAGTCTGCATTGCTTTATTAGAAGACTCAACAAGATTATCAGGTTTTAATACAACTCTTTTAACTGTGCAAACATCATCTCTCTTCAGATCAGCCGCAGTTTGTATCATTGTGGCTTCACCTTCAATTGAAGCACCAGGTTTAACAGGAGATCTTGGAGAATTTGCCTCCTTAACCCTAGCATTTATTCCTTTTTTAACTCTTTTTCTAACTAATTCAAATGTTTCATCCTTTCCTAAACCCTTGTTTTCTGCCTCTGCTTTTGCACTAGCAATATCTGCCATTTGTGCAGGATTTATATCCAAATTAGCAGGTAATCCAAATACATTTACACCAACTCCAGGTGCAGGTTTTGCTCTTTCCTTCTCTGTTACTTTATCTGTTGGTTTCTCTACCTTTTTATCAGTATCAGGTGTAATAGGTTTAGTTTGTCCTGGATAATCTATCTTACCTTGAGAATATCCACTAACACAAACAGTTTTTCCAGAAGTAGTGTTAGTAACCTCATCATCACCAATAGTAGTTCTTGCTTCAGTTTGGGTATTATTTCCCATCACCCCCATAATGACAGGTTGTTGTTGAGATTTACCGTCTAAGAAAAATCCAAAAACAATATTACCTTGTCTGATCATTGGGGTTTGACCAGAGTTCTGTAAATATGCTCCTGCAGTAACAGGATACATTACATTTGCCCAAGGAAGATTTTCAGACTTAATGGCAGTTTCACCTAAATCATGAAGACCAAAAATCCTTACTTTATATCTGTATCCCCATCCCTTAATAGTTTCTGGGGAAGGGAATTTACCAGGTATAATATTATCGCGCCAATAGGAATCATCGGCGACCTGTCCTATCCACCAATGAAAATCTTGTCCTATAAATCCCTGGTTAAATCCTTCCGACATATTTTAATCGTCGTATACTCTACATTCAAATGAATCTGGATGGTTATCACAATACACTTCTAAGTGCTTATCTTCATGACGAGTGTGCCAATCATTAATCTTAGCACCACCTGGATTCTCTTCATTCTCTTCATGATCATGAAAAGCATCGTTGTGCATTTCTAAATCTTTTTCACTATATTCAATCATACCATGATTGACATGTTCTTTATGATCCTTTGGATCAATATAAGACTCATGATTTAAATCGTGTTCTGGGACTTTAGTAGTCATAAAAAATCTCCGTTACGTTTGTATTTATTATACACTATTTGATAAAAGGTAAGAAGTTGGGATCCATAACTTTATCAGCATTTGAAGATGATTCATTTTTAGTAGGAGTTCCCACCCTACCAAAGGAATCTCTACTTAATACTAATTTAGTATAAGTTTCTTTCGCAGTAACATAATGACATAAATCTGTTATAAGATATACACCACCATCTTCTTTATTTACCTCATCAGAACAAGCTTTATTTTCACTAGTTCCTGATTCAGGAACATCCACGAAAACTGTATCACCTGCATGTAATGAAAAATCACCAGGTATTACAAGCTTTATCTGAGAAGCAAATAATTGATTATAACGACTTATTGACTGATTGAAAACCTTACTATAATCAAAGTTTATTTTCTTTGATGCTTTAAGTTGATCCTCAATAGGACCATAATTAAGTTGCCCTGTAGATACCATATTCCAAGTAGTCCTAGTAAAAGCACTATCTGGTTCCTCGGAATTAAATGCCTTATTTGCAAAAGGTAATCTTTCTCCTGCAGTTTTTATTTCCTCATTATTTACCTTTTTTTGCCCTTCTTCACTCAAAGCATCTGCTGTTACACTTTCCCAAGTACCATTAAAAGGATCTAATAAAAAACTACGAGTAGAATATGCTCCCATCATTTTTTTTCTTTGAATATCAATACGATTATCCATTTCTAGGGATAATGCCTTAATCTTATATCCAGCAGGAGGATTAGGATTAGCACTTTCATTATAAATGATTGATGTTTTTTGTTTACCACTCAACAAAGTATCGATAGATTTAAAATGAAATCCATTAGAAGTTTCCCAAAAGAAATATCCTGCACTAACACCCAGTTCTTGACTTCCTGCCGAAACTGCTTTCTTTGATAATTCGTTTATAGTAAAAAATGGCTTTTTATTATTTCCAATATACTGTAAACGATCTTTTGTTTCTTCTATATCTAAATCTTTTTTTGTTTTTAAATTATTCTTTAATATATTTTCAACCTCCTTAGATATTTGATCAGATAAACAATGCCTTACTCTTGACCATCCCTCTTCATTATCAATATATTCTTTTGATGCTAGTTCGAGTTCATAAGCTTTATTTGTTGTTTCACCATCAGTAGGAATAGAAGTTATTTTATTAATAAAAAGATTATTATCACTACCAAAATCTAAAGTATTTCCTTGATTATCAGTAAACTTTAAAAAAGTTTTTTCACCACCTTCAACTGGTAATCCTTCAACAACCCCTACTTTTCCTTTACTACCACTTCCAAATCTAGTTTTTTTCTTAGGAAGAGTATTACCAGTATCTGTAAAAAGAACAGATGCTCTCACACTATCCTGCAAAATACTCTCCCAATACTGTAATTTAACTGTTCCACCTAATATACTAACTCCCACATCAGCACTCTTATTAGAAATAAGATCTAATCTTTGAATAAGAGAAGGCTCTGAAGATTTTCCAGGAATATTCAAACCCTTCTGTTCCTTTCTATATGCTGCTGTTCCTGGAATACTTCCGCCTAAAATAGACATTTAATTTATCATCTCCTTACTTATATTTAACCACCTTCATAAAGGTCGGAATAAGGATCATCTCCTCCAGATCCTCCTATTACTTGTAGAATAGGTTTCTCAACCACATTACCACCTGTATTATTAACATTTCTTTGACCTGTATCAGGAATAACAACTAATTGTTCTTGTTGACCACCTTCTTGATAAGAAGTATTCATAGAAATATTCTCTGCTTTCTTAGCAACAGAATTTACATCAAATGGGGTAATATTATTACTATTACCTTCTGATCTACCATATTGCTGTATTTTTTCTTTCTGTGATAAGTTGTGGAATTTAGTATACTCCTCTACAGAAACCTCTTCGTTATTAATATATGCCTTTCCTGTGTTTATATCAAAATTAGCATAGACTTTTTTAGAACTTGTAGAACTCTTTTTAACAACATTTTCACCATTCTTCATTAATTTCTTACGATCAATTGAAGGATCATCTTTTCCATCACCCCAAAATTTCCACCAAGGTGATGCCATTTTATCCTTATTCTTATTATCAACTTTTTCATTCTCATTTACCTTTTTAGGAGTCTTAGTAGTTTTTTCAATAGTATGAACGAGTCTTTTACCTGGCATATCTTGAAGTAAAAGATTAGTTAATCTCAAATTAGGAGTAGATAAAAGAATAGTTCCCCCTTGAGGAGCTTTTGTACTTTGTCTTTTTCCACCATCTTCAGTATATCCCATCGCATCTGTTCCTTTATCTCCAAACAGACTACCAAACGCACCCTTATCTTTAGCCAATATTCCTAAAGAGAATGCATGTACCATTTCTCTAAAATGTTCTCGGATTCTTGCATCAAACTTTGCCATATTTTCATTTTGTTTTTTCTTTCCTGCTTCATCAAGGAAAGGATATCTTACCAACTCTATCAAATATCTAAAAGGTGTTCCAACAATATCTAATAAACCACCAACAGTTCCTATAAGAAAACTATTAAACTTATCTCCTAAATGAATAGCTCCATGAAGATATTTCATGGGATTCCACCAAGAAGCATTTTTAAATTTTGTGTAACTTCGATCTTCACTATTTTGACTTTGCTTCTTCAGTTGGAACATACCCTCACCCAATCCAGAAGCAAGGAGTCCTGCACCAGCTACAATACCAGTAGCTGTCCCTGCTCCTATACCTCCTGCTGTTGATGCTGCTGTTCCTCCTCCTGCTGCTGTTCCTCCTGCTGTTGTTGCTGTTGCTGCTGTTGTTACTCCTTTTCCTAGTATCGCAGCTGCTGTTTTCTTTCCAAATAATTTAATCAACAATCGAGGAACTGACCTTAATATTCCATGCTTAAAAATACTCATAAAACTTCGACCCCAACCACCCAAACCAGCACCAAATTGATTACTAAATGCAATCATTGCTAGAGCAAGCATCATTGTAGAATTTAAAACTGTATTCAATACTCCACTAATCCCATCAAAAACCTTAAGACCTTTTTCACCAAATACCTTCCCAACTACTCCTCTTGTCCACTCAAATGCTTTAAATCCCCAATGAATAGCAGTTATTAATGTATTAAGAATAGCTCCACCAAACCAAATACCAAACTCTACAAATTTACCTAAAAGTTTAAGAATTGGCATTAATTTAGGTAACCAATCAACTAATCTTACAACCAACCACCCCAAAAGAACCGTACTAAAATATCTTGTTATTTCGCCCCAAAAACTAGTAACTTGTTTAGGAAGAGGTAAATTAAATTTCTTTCTGTCTGTCTTAGGAGCACCTTCTATTTC